CCTGCAAATTGAGCAAAATCAAACACTGCTCCATAAGCTGTTCCGATAGATGTGCTAGAACCACAGTCAACCACGCCATAAACAGCGGTGTTTAAACCTGTAAGTGTGCTTGTTGGGTTATTAGAAAATGATGTTTGAGCATAACATCCAAAAATGTTAGCGCCTGATACACCTGCTGTGCGTTGATTTACTGCACCCACTAAAGCTGCTACCGTGCCTGTGTAAGTTACCGCAGGACGTACAGTAAAGTCGGCTAAATTATAAGAACCTGATGCTAAATCCGCTGAATCTAAAGTATCGTCAGAATTAAAGCCAGCCTTAGACGTAACTGGACCTGAAAATGTGGTTTGACCCATAATATTTCTCCATACAAAGTAAGCTTATTAGTCTTGTATGCGTCTGCCGGGGCAGTCTAATAAGCCGGTTCACCCGGTTTCTTGTATCTTACTCTATTTTTGTTTGTTTGCAAGTTTTTTATTTTTTATTCCACGCTCGTTGTGGTGGTGTATTCGATGGCAATTAGAGCATAGTACAACACACTTATCCATTTCTTTCAGCAGCCTAGTTTTTCCTTGCCCTTCAGATAAAAGCCTGTGTAGTTTTTTATCTTCTTTGGCTGGGTTTGTGTGATGAAAGTCTAAGGTTGCTATGTGTGATTCACCGCATTGGACGCAAGATTTAGTTGCTTTTAACTCCGCAAACCATTCTTTTGCGGCTTTTTTATTCTTAGCTATTTTTGATATTACAAGCTTTTGATTTTTTTCGTAATATGCTTTTGAATACTCGGCTTGTTTTAGCCTTCTTATTTCGGGGTCTTTATACGGCATCACGGGCCCAAATAGTAACATTTTTGTTATCTAAGGAATAAACACGTACATCTCCACCGGAGTATAAATCACTTTTTGTGGCTGCCCAACAAGCTTCTTCAGCTGTATGTCCTAAAACCATAGCAGATAAAACAGCCATTGTCCCACTACCTAAAGCATCATAGGTCGGAACTCTTTGAAATCTTAGGTCTTTGCCAGAAACGTATAAACCATCATTAGCCAATAACATAAAATCGGCATCGTCTACGTCTTTGATAATTGGGGCTTTGCCTTTTTTGTCGTTTCTAAAATACTCAACAACTGTCTGAATACTTATAAAGTCGCCCGCGCCCGCAAGTAAACCTTGGGGTACTCTGAATACTTTTTCGTTCTCAAAGTTTTTTGTGTCAGAATCGTCGTCTGATACTTGGCTATCAGTAACAATAATCTTTCTAGTCCAGTCACCAATAATCGTGCTCATATTCAACCTTAGTTAAAAAGGGTAATTATTCCGGCTATATAAAAAATTACAGCAACAAGCTCAACTAAGAACAAAGGGGTATCCTTCTGAGCCCAACCTGCGAATGTCCATAATACACTGCCTATAAGACTAAGCACTATATTAATTGGATATATATTAAAGCTTGTTAAACCAATTCCCGCTAGGCATAAAATCGTGCCTAACCATTTGATTATAAGCATGTATTCTTTACAAACATGTGACATTACCTGTTTTTTATCCATAATATATTTTACAAGTAAAAAACCCCGCCTTGTGAGCGGGGTCTATTGCTACATAGGGGATTACCCTAATTAAGCACCTGGTGAACCAAACATACCCAATGGGTCTGAGAAACCAAATGAATAACGCTCGCGAGACTTGTAACGTACGTTACCTGTATCGAAGTCGCCGTCCATAGAGTTCTGCAATGGGGTACGAACAAAGTGCTTCATACCGTTAGGTACATCAGTACACAAGAAGAACGCATTAGGGTCTGTCAAATAGTGGTTAACTGTGTAGCCACCTGAGATAGAACCATTGTTCTTAATTGCGTTGATGTCATTATCGGCTGTACCTACACGAAGTTCAGTTTCCAACAAACGTGTTGCAACGAATTGCAATGCTGGTGGAACGATTAACTTAGTAGGCTTAGCAGCGATTAACAAGCCACGCTCGTCTGTCCAAGCAGCGATTTGAATAACAGCATTTTCCAATGATGTTTCGTTCAAGTCAGCGTTGGTTGTAAAGCGGTTGGCGTTAGTACCACCAGATACTAATGGATGGTTAGTAGCAAACAAAGCAACACCGTCACCACCAGCAAAAGCAGCATTAAAGCCATTGTTTAAAATGTTTGCAGCTTTAACCTGTTTGGTATAAGCCATTGAACGAGCTAGAGCCTTTGTATAACGGCCTGATAGGCTGTCGTACAAGTTATCTTCAATTGCCTCTTCGGTCAAAGCAAAACCTTGAGCAATTGTCTCGTGTGTGTAGCGAGCTGTAAAAGCTTCTTGAGCATTATCATAAGCAAGAGCAGCGCCTTCGTTTTTAACGGCAGCGGCACTAAAGCCTGATAACTTTGTCTCTTCTTCAAAAGAACGCTCTGAAGTTTCTGTTTCAAAGATTTCTTTATGCTCTTCACCGTACTTGGCATACTCTAATCCAAATAGGGCGTTAAGTCCTGGTAATAACTCTTTTAAGAGTTGTGCGCGTGAAATAGCCATTTATGTAGCTCCTATTAAGATACGTTGTTGCCAAGTGTAACTTCTAATTGTGGCTGATTGAACTTAACGATAACTTCAGCGAAGTTAGTAGCGTTAATAGCTGTCTCAGGAACAACGTCGATTACACGAACTGGAAGAATCGCTGTGTTAGCAGCGGAACCGGATACTACTGACAAACCTGAATTACCAGAGGCGTTAGTACCTGTGCCAGTAGCAATTTCCATGTTTGTACCAACAACCGCACGTGTTACAGAAGTAACAACGCTTGTATTGCCAGAAGTAGTAACTGCAACTTTAAATGCAGCCTGTGGGTCCAATACTACATAAGCAATAGCGCTTGTAACGCCAGTTGGGTAGTATTGAGCTTGTACAGTCTGACTTGAGCTGTTTACATATTGGCAACCTACAAACACGCCCAAAGTTGGTTGTGCTGTAACGTTTGCACCGATTGCTGATTTTTCTACTGTGCCGCCAGTGACCAGTTTAACTACGTCACCGTTGTAGATTGCTGTACCGTAAGAATCCGTAATTGGAATCTGACGAATAGCACCGGCGTAAGGCATGCCGTCTACACGATTAATAGCTAAAAAGCCATAGGGAGCGCTTACTGTTGGATAAGCCATTTAAATCTCCTAAAATTAATAAAATTATTCACCTTTACCAAAGGTAGTCGTAGACTTTCTCTCGTTAAAGAGTGGCATACGAGCGTCACTTTGGCGCATAAGAGTATTGTCTACAGCTCTCATTTGAGAGTCAGTGTGATTTTGGAAGTGTGCATCACGCTGTTCTTTCATCTCAACTGGAGTCTTGCAAAGCAATAAACCACCGACCTCAATGTTGTCTTTATAACGACTATTAGGGTCAATTAGCAGTTGTAAATTTGGTTGTTCTTCAGCTCTAACAGCTTCCCAGCCCTCTTGCAACGCTTTAGAAAGGTTACGAGGGTCAGCAGCGTTCATTGAAGATACACGAATCCATCTGTACACGAAACCTGCTTCTTTGTCTGGTTCAGGCAATAAGCTTGCTGGTTGCCACTGCTTAGGGCGCTCAGCTTGTGTTCGGTTATCGAGTTCTCTTTTTAATCTGTTTTCAGCCATTTTAATTAGCCTCCAATTTTAATTGTTCCCTTGCATACTGCTCAGGAGTTAGGCCAAATTTATTGGCTAAAGCAACTTGTGTTTTCGTTAGTACAACTTTTTTAGGGCCTGTACTACGTCTTGCCGGAGCTACCACTGTGCTTGGTTTTGTACGTTGAACTTTAGGTCCATCGTTCTCTTGTTCTGCAAATTCTTCTGGGAATCTGCGTTGAACTTCTTGGTCAATCCGTTTGAAGTATTCGTCAGTACCGACAAAACTTTTACCAAACTTATCTTCCAATTCTTCATGGATAAATACTGCGTATTTACTCATTGACTTCTTTTCAGGGTTAACATACCAGGGGTTTTTAGACACCCATTCTGCAACCTTTGAATCCATCTGTTGTGCAGCTTGTGGCTGCTTTACTTGTATTTGTACATCATTTTCACTAAATTGTACAGTAGGTTTAAAGTTTTTTGCTTTATCTAACTTAATTTGTGCTCTCATCATATCTTGTTGAGCATCAGCTAACTTGTCAGATTCCCCACTATCGTACGCATCTTTATAGTTACGGGTAGCTTGTGCTAGCTCCATCTCTGCTGAAGATTGGTATGTAGATATAAGCTCTTTTTCACCATTTTGAAGTACTTCCTTTAGACGTTTGTTCTCGTCTAGTATCTTCTGAGCCATGTTTAAAGCTTCATTCTGCTCACGGAAAGCGGCTTCTTTTGCACGACGTTCATCATGCCAAGCCTTCTTATACTGGGTAAATTTCTTTTTTACCTTATGTGAGTAGTCTTCATCTTCATCAGCAGTTTCAAGCTCCTGCTTCATGTCATCTGGTAAAGGCTCTACATTACGGTCTTCAGGAGGGGTATCATCCTCAATCTCTACAGTAACATCATCACCATCATCCAGACCAATAGTAGTTGGTTCGTTATCTATTTCGTCTGGAAACTTAAATTCGTCATCTTTTGTTTGTGCCATTTGTTACTCCTATTTGCGTTTAATGCCGCGTGGGTCTTGGACTACTGCCTCGACTGAGTCGTCATTAATGATTCTGAACTCACGACCATGTATTACTAGACGTGTT